GGGCTGCAAAATCTACAATAGCTGTTGTACCTGATAATTTGTGAGTTTGTCCTTGTAAAACTTTTCCTCCACTTGAGTAATCTCCTGTGGAATCTGTTACTTGCCCTCCAGTTGTAAAACTTGCAAGGGAAGGTCCTATTACAGATGAATCTGTATATAAAGCTAATTTAAATTTGTCTCCACCCGTTGCATCGAAGTTGTGCTTAGCCTCTAATAATTGATTTTTAAAAGAACTTGTAATTGCACTTGTTGTTATTGCCATAATTTTTTCTCCTGTTTAATTATGGTGACGGTGAATCAATTTTGATTCGAATCGCACCATTGAAATAATCGTCTCTTCTTCTTCGTCCAATCTGCTCTACAGCATACTTGGATACTGCATTTGTATACTGTTTTTCATAATATTGCAACATGTCCATAGGACCTTTTAAATAACTAAAAGCTTCTATTAAACAAGCATACAATAACCCGTTAGGAAATCTTTGACTTAAATAAGTTTGAGTATTACCTGACGATAACCCATTAGGTTTTGCTACATAACTTGCTTGAATAGCATAAGCCGATCCTGGAACAGGGGCAAACATTAAAGTATCGTCATCATAATTTGCGTAATATTTAGGAACTCCAGTCGCCAGTGAAGGGTTATATTCATCAATAAAAGTTGTATCTCTTTTTTCTAAAAAAATCTTATCCCCTCCACTAGTAATTTGAAGTGCTCTAATTACTAAAGCTCCTGTTGGAAAATTTAAATACTTTTGAGAAGCAACCATATTAGAGGTAGCGTATCTTCTATCAGCATCAGTATTAACATCTCTTAAAATTCTCTCCTCTGCATCTAATATAAATCCATCCACAATAGTAGAAGTAAAAACTGAGCTATCTACTTCTGTGTAATCTCTAATTTTTGTAACCAATTCTGAATAATTTATTCCTGCCATTATACTACTACCGTTACCTTTCCTACTGCGCTATACATACTTAATATTTTCCCTTGAGGCAATGGCAACATTCCAAAAACTATCTTTCCTTCAGAATTATAACCATGATCTACTGAAAAAAGACTTTCTCCAATATTACCTGTTAAAACACCTACTCTGACCGTCATATTACCTATATTATGCTGTACTCGAGTATTTCTTAAAGCCTGAGGATCTCCCCCATAAACTTTTGGGTCTAATTGAGGTGATTTAGGTTCATATTCAGATATATGAACTAAAGCTCCATTCCATTCTTTTACCATTTCTAGATATGGAAAAGCTTGTCCAGATCTATCTGAAATTGATAACGCGTATTTTCCTTTTGCAAAAGCTCTAGCCATTTTAAGTTACCGTTGGGTAGTATTGAGCCGGAGTAATAAAAGTGCTTGATCTTGAACCATCTTCGTCTAGTGCACGTTTTACTTCATCCTCATAATACAGTTTTAATTGTTGTGTTCTTTCAGGAGCATATTTTTGAGATAAATAAAATGCTAATCCCGAAATCATACATGGAATCCATCTAAAAGGAACATCTGCAGTATTAGTATAAGCTCCTGCATCTTGAATTCTTTGCAATGAATAATATTTTAGATGAGTATAACTTTGAGCATCAGGAGTAATATATAAAGTTATATTAGGAGTATTCGTTCCTGAAGTTACTCTTTCTACATAGTATTGAGAAGGTGTTCCAGTTGATCCTTTATTAGGCAGTGCAGCATAAGTAGATCTGTCTATTTTAGTTATAGAGATATCTGTAGTAGCGGATCCAGGATTTACTGTAGTAGCACTATTAGAAATAAAAGCTTCTAATACATCACTACAACCGGCAACTGTAGAATATTGACTTTGAGAGGCAACTAAAGCAACTGCATTTAATTGAATTTTCCAAAGATGAACTCCTCTATTTCCCCATTCGGAAAATAAAACGTTTAAAGAGCGTCTAGCTTTTTTAAGATCGTATCCAGAATTAGTTTGAATCCCGCATCTCTCATAAGCTTCCTCTACAATCTCATCTATCGAGAGATCGAATGTTGCTGTTCCGCTGGTTGCCATTTATACATATCCTACTTTTTAAGCTCTCTTACTATTCTTCTTTTTTCATCTCGAAGATTTCTTTTGCCTTTTCGAGTATATCCTTTTTCTGCATCTACTCTTCCCAGTTCTTCTAGACGATTTTCTCTTCTAGTATTTGTGTGGCCACCTTTTCTGTATTTTTTGCCTTTTTCTCTAACCCACATATGAGGACCTTGTGGTCTAGGTCTATTACCACCTTTTATACTACCACCCTTTTTTTTATTGACTCTTTCAGGTGCTCTTTTTGATCTTTTGCCCCAAGCTCCGTAAGATTCATCTCTACGATCTTTCATAGATTGTTTCTTACCAGCTTGTTTTCCAGTTCTCATACCTAGAGATTCATCTTCTCTATCTTTGTAGCCTTGTTTCTTAATATGGCCACCTTTTTTCTTAGTTAAAAGCATAGTTGGCATTCTTTTTGATTTTTCATCTACTCCATAACCTCTAGAGTACATCATATCTCCTTTTCTGCCTCCCATACCACCTTTTCTCATAGCTTTACCCATACCACCGTGTGCGATGCCGCCACCACGATAGTGTCCAGTCATAGCCATTTTCTTGTGCATATTTATTTTTGATTTATCCATAATATTCTCCTATTAAAAGGTTCCTTGGAACCTAGTTCCTTTAATTGCTGCACCAGATCCACGAGCCCTTTTCATCGGCCCTTGAACCATCGATCCGCCTTTAGATCTACCATAAACTCTTTTTTTATACTCTTCTATAAAAGAGCTACCTCTACCTTTTAAACGAATTCCTTTTTTTAGTGACCCATATTTCTTTTTTAATTCACCAACAGTGCTTTTCCCACTTATACCCCCACCTGCAAGTTTTACTTTAGGTCTTTCTAAATGCTCGGGTCTACTTGATAATTCTTTTTCAATTCTTTTTTTATGAAGATGTCTTCTTAACATTCCTAGTTTTCCTTTAGCTATTTTATAAGTTCTAGGAGTTTCCTTTTTCATTCTTTTTTCAATTTCTTTTTTAACAGAAATTTGTTTTCTTTCAGGGTATTTTCTTTTTGGAGCAGGAGCCATAGGATAATTTTTTATTTTATTTTTGGCACCTCTTGTTGGAATTCCACCTTTATGAAACATGTGTTTTTTAAAACCTGGATCAATTTTATCCCATTCATCCATAAAAATCATATTTCCACCTCTTTCTTGAGCTTTTTTTCTTAATTCTTGTTTTTTCTCCCACTCTGTTTTTTTTCTTCTTGCTCCAGCACGTCCTAGTGGACCAGCTTTCCTTTTGTCTTTAGGTCTAACAACGCCACCTTTTTTTTTCTCTTCTATCATGATCAGTAAGCCCTCCTCGACTTTACCACCTTTTTTAAAACCAAAATTTTTCTGCCCTGTTTTTCTTTCTTCGGCTCGTCGCTTATTTCTAAATTTTCTTTTAGTAAGCGCACGTAATACTCTTCTTTTACCGAAACGGTCAATCATGTCCATTAGAGTTATTTTTTTAACCATTTCTTTCCTTTTAAAGGGCCCTTTTAACGTTATAACTTAATGTTATCTCGTACCTCTTTTATACTTTCTTTTTGGTCTTCTGTCTACTCTCTTACGCATAGCTCTAGAAGGTCTTCCCCCTCTTAAACCAGGAGAGATTTGTTTTGATATTTGTGCTCTACTAATAGGCATTATTCAACAACCACTCCTTTTTCCCATTTCATATCGGGTAGACCGTTCTCGTAGCTCTTGCCGTCATAAGTCAGAACTTGTTTTCTGTTAGCTCCCTTTTCATTGTATGATACGTGAACCCAGCCACCTGCTGGATCATCTTTTTTGTAGAACTCGAGGATCAATTGATCGAAGTCACAATTATTTTGAATCCAATAAGCTGTTTTAATATTTGGCACACCTGCTATTTCGAAGTCGACCGCTTGGCCCTTAGCATGCTGGCTCGTTTTTTTCGAGCCGATAGCTTCGCAAAGTGCTTCCGATCTGTAACCAGAGGTAACAGTAATGGGTTTATCAAAGTGCGCACGAACCGGTTCCAAAATTTCATAACAAACATTCTCCAAGTTTTTAATGTCACCAGCTCCTGGGGAATTGTCTATTCCTTTTCGCGTAGCGGTCATTGATTTAGTCATCTCTTCAAGTTTAAAATGTTTACTCAGTTGCATTTTTTTTCTCCTCAATTTCGTAAAAAAATTTATCAGTATCTTCTGTTCTCCACTGACGAGTGTCTTCTACGTTCCACTCACTTGTTTGTACTTTCCAATCAGGAATTTCATCTTTTACAGTAAAAGATGGTATATCCCATATTAATCTATTATTAGGTTGAGCTGCATAATTGCCATCATCTAATGCCAATATATGTGCGCACTTATGTTCGTGCGGAATTTCTGAATGATCAGTATCCACTATATTACTCTCTGGATGAGCCCAGTCAATAGTGAACAAATATGCTCCACTATGCCATTTTTTATCTTTACCAATGTATTTACCAGATTGTCCATCTAAGATATCAAAAGAAGTAACAGAAGGATAATAACTAAAGCAGTTCCACAGCTCCAACTCGTCAAGCCGCATCCTAGGTACTTCTTTGACATCAAATCCTCTTTGAATGAAGGCTGAAATAGGGAGACGATAGAACACCGCACCATTTTCCATAATACAATGAAAGAGGATAGGACGTCCTGTAATAGACGCCATAGCAAAGATGATACAATCTTCAACTTCTCCATGATGTTTTTTAAGATCATAAAGATACTCTCTTCTTATTTGAGCGTAAGTAACAGGTATGTTTGCGTTTAAATATGACATTAGCCATATTAAAATATAACAGCACCTATTACAATACCTGATACAAAAATTACTGCGTGATGTTTATGCTCCATCCATAATTTTTGGATTTGTACTTTTAAATTGTCCATGGTTACTCCTTTTTCGGTTATAAACTTTTTTGTTTTTTATCACAACTTGACGATAACGTCTATCTCTTAATATCTTTGCTATTGGATTTTTTTTATTCAAGAATTAAAGCTTTAATATTTTTTCTACCCTGATATATCTCGGTTTCAGCCTTACCTTTATAGCACTTGTAAGATACAGATTCTGAGTACTGTCTCTCCGCTTCACGTTTCCCGCGAAGGCATTGGGCCATCGAGTTTTGGATAAGGTGTTCTTTAATCTCTCCGTTTACAAACATCAGTAGTGCAAAAACTGTTTCTATCATTAGTGTGTACTCCCGTTTTTATAATGCATTTCTCTGTTTTGGTCTTTAAGTTTTTCTATATCTTCTAAAACTTTATCCATTTGTTTTCTTAAAAATTCTATGTTTACTTTATTTAAAGCCATTGACTCAATATGTGCATTCAACTTATCGGTGGTCTTGTAAAGATCCTCGATCATCATGAATTGCTCGGAGTCTGCAGGAAGCGAACCAAGTTGACCCCGCGGCCATTTGATTCTAAACTCTGTATTCTCAGTTAGATCTTTAGACATTAATTCTACTTGTGTTAAAATTTTGTTTTGAGTCTCAATAATACCGAAGTAAGCCCAGGTCCCAATTGCGACCATCGCGATGAGGCTGGCAACCGTCTTCATAGGCATCTGTACAGCGACTTCTTCTCCGATATTGAGTGGTTGTTTAGCCATTAGCAATCCCACTTTCTTAATGATTTATTAATTCTAGAATTTGGATCTCTTGCAGTCTTAGCTGATGTTAATTTCTTTTTCATGCCACTCATTCTAGCACAAAATGATTTCCTTCTTCCACTTGTTTTAGATTTGGTAGGTGCTTTTAAAGTTCCACCTTTATAACTGTCTCTTCCTTTTTGATTTAATCCACCTGATGGTGACTTACCTTCTTTTCTTGTCCAAGCTGCAGACCCACCTTCTTTTAATTGACTTCTTTTAATGGCTTCTGCTGTTGGCGCACCTTTTGATCCAGGTTTTCTAGGTTTGCCACCTCTTTTTCTTTTTTGATGAATGTTATACCAAAGACCTTTACGTGCTTTTTTACCTTCTTTAGTAGTGTGATAAACACTTCCACCTTTTTTGTATCCTTGTCTAAGAATTGGACTATGTCCCTTTATTGATATATCAGCCATTAGTTATAACTATACCCCGTGTTGCCTTGTTCTAATTTTTTAAATAATTTTTCGTGTTGTTCCATAATCTCTTCGTCGGAGTCTTGCATATCTTCTAGTTTACCTTGAAGTTTTTCTACTTGTCTTTCAAGTTTAGAAACTTTATCTAGCTGTACTGCTTGATTAGTAGAAAGATCAAACGTTCTAGTAAGAGTCCAGCCGGCTAGAGCCAGAAGGATTCCTACAAGTAAAGTCATTAATTTTTCAATCATAAACTACTTCGTTTTCAAAAGATATGTCTGTGCCATGATCTTTTTCTTTTTTATAAGTTCGTTTACATTCACAATTTTCACAAGTACATGCTCCTCCAGTATCTAAACTACTATCTGGTACATGTAGGTCGTTTTTACAATGACAATCACAATGGCAATTTTTGCATTTATTTGCCATCTTTCTGCCAAGCAAAAAGCCAAGCGATAAATTTATCCCACAACTTTTTCATTGGTCCTCCTACTTACTTACTGTGAAAAACAGTAGCTGCTTTAATATGCTCTGTAGTAAAATTACAATACACATCTGTTTCAAATAAAACCGCACCTGGAAAGGGAACATAAATTGCTTCTGCAACTGCAGGAGTCTTTATTTTAAATTTTATAGTTCCGCTCGCTCCGCCATCTCTTAAATGAAAATCACCAGCTATAGTATTACTATCTATATATACTCCGTATACTCTAGTTCTACCTGATCTAATGGTGCCTGTTTCTGCATTTTGGTAAGAAGACGAAAGGTCTTCTGATGATCCAAATATATTTGCTGCCATAAATTTCTCCTTAATATAAGGAGCTCCCGAAAGAGCTCCTTAATTATTTATTAAAAGTTTCTGTTTTGAATATATTCAACAGTCAAAACACCAACACCATTACCGGTTGCAACAGAGTCATAATAGATAGTAACGTCAGATGTACCAACGTCTTTCCAATTTGCTTCTGTTCCAGTAGCTGCTGCTGTTACTCTATGGTTTCCCAAAGAGCTAGTAGCTAAACCATCAACATACAGATCTGGATCTGCAGATGTTCCAACATCAAGTGTGTTAGTTCCACCATCCCAAGCAGTTTGTACCAAAACATACATATTTGTAATTTGGCTGTTTGCTGGAATAATAATAGAGCTAGCTGTACTAGCAGCAAGTTCAGTAATTGCTGCTGATTGTGTCATAACGGTGAATCCAACGTTAGCGCTGGCACCTTCTCTTACTGTTCCGGCTTTAATTGGTCCGGAAAATGTAGTTGTACCCATAATTATCCTCCTAGTTTATAAGATGTAGGCTCTAGGCCGTCGACTATACTCGTCTACATCCATTATAATAATTGTATAGTACGGAAAGTATACATAAAAAAAGGGGCGAAGTAAACACTCCGCCCCTTTTATAGA